GAAGCGTCAGCGCTGTCGACAACAAGCCAGGGGCTGAATAGGTGTTGTAGGATCCAATGTATGTGACATCGATCACGGGTCGCTGTGAAGAGATCGCGCACGATCCCACGGCAGCGTGAGTAACTGAGTTGTAAGTGAACGATGCAACCGATGAAGTAGAAGCCATGGCTGGAGCCTTTATGCTTGGTAGTAAATTTGAGCGGTCGTGGTGCAGATGAACGGGTTGGTTTCTTCGCCATCGCCGCTTGTTGGTTCGTCGAGAATGCTGGCGACTTGCGCGACCCCTTGAAACACGATCGAGTCGAATGTTCCAGTGGCGACAGCAGTCACGACATCCGCAGAGATCGAGACCGCTTCAAGCGCAGACACCAACGAATAGACCTTGATGGTGAGCGTGCACTTGCGGAGCGGGTTGGAGCCCAGAGAGAGATCCTCGATGCTGTCCACTAAATAGGTCAAGCAGGGGAATGTCGCTGAGGTCTGGTTGCGTTGACCGTAGGTGATGTCAGCATCCGCGACGGTAGTCATTGTCTGCAGCATCACCTTTACTGCTGAGTAGATGCTCACTTGATGATCTCCTCAACGGTAAACACCAGTTCGCGGTTCTTCATGTGGCTATTCGTGATGCCTGTGATGTTGCCCGTGATTGTGTTGACACCATCAGTAAGCACCACATAGCAGCGCGAGCTCAGCGCGGCGATCGTTGATGTCCACCGAGTCTTGACCTCGTAGGAGCGGCTCTCTGCTGCTCCACCTGCGTAGTCCTGCTCAGCGGCTCCACTGTCATACACCGCGCATCGAAACGATGTAATGACCGTCTCAACATTTGTACGCTTACCGAGCGCGTCAACAGCGTCTCTGCGTCTCACAGAGCAATCCCACTTCATTGTGCCTGCACCGATCATGTGAGCGATCCTCGCACCTTGAGGGTGTCCAAGATGAACTTGGCGCTCATCGGCACCTCCTGCAGCGTGATTGGGCTGAGGGCCTCTGGGTTGTTGTACCAAGCACCAACGAACGCAATGATTGCGTGCTGCAAATCTGCGGGAAGGTCTGCATGGCCAGCGGTGTAGTTCAACAGGATTTGCGTGTTGTCATAAATCGAGGGGAACCCGCTGAAGATGACGAAAACGCTTGGCGGGTCACTTCGATCGAGGTAGTAATCAGTGGCAGGCATCGTGGTGAGCGTGTTTGCAGTGTCGTAGTACTGCACGCTTGTCAACGCTGCAAATGGTTGTTCATCGAAACGGGCGCGATCCCACAGAGTGAGATACTGGGTCTTGTTGCCGACCTGCATATTCACCCCTGTGTAGGAGGTGATGAATGACATCACTGCATCGCGAAGACGAAGCAGTTCTGCATCGTCTGTGGTGTACGCGATCTTCAGCGCGGTCTTGATTTGTTGCAGTGTGGGTATCGACATTTGGTCCTTGCAAAAGGGAGGGCGGTAGTTCCCCGCCGCCCTCCCCTGGAGAGAGAAAAGATGCCTTAGATCGTGGTGAACACGAACTTAGAAAGTTGAGGGATCTTTGCATCCATTCGGGAGGTCGTGTAGAGGATCGTTTCGCCTGTGCCTGCAGACGAGTACGGGTCAATGAGCATTTCGAGCATTGGGCGATCGAAGATTTCGTAGCCCTTGAAATCACCGAACACGATTGCGACATTGCCGTTGGTGGTCGTGGTCACAATGTCTGGATCGGTGTAGACAGGGCGGCCCATTAGGGTTCCGTTGAGTCCAAGGTTCAAACCACCAGTGTCATCAGACAGTCGCCAGATGTACTGGCTTGAACTGTCCTTCAGCTTGCGGATTGCCTTCAGCGCGAGATCAGATGTCATGTATGACGCGCTGTTGCGGTACGGAGAGGCAAGCTTGAAATACAAATCAATGATGTCATCGCCGTCCACAGTGGTGACAGCAGCAGTACCAAGATCAGACGCAACCTGTGAAGCAGAGTTGAGCGCTGCTTGAGTTGCAGTGAAGATACCTTGAGGCTGAGTCGAGTTCGTCCCATTCATGAAGTAGGAGTTCTGCTTCAGGGCCATCGATTCACCGACTTTGCGAGCAACATAATCCAAACCGCCTCCCGCTTGAGCATCAGCAAGGAACTCATTCGTGAGAGTGGTCTTGGTTGAGAATCGGTACGGAGTAACCTGGACTGATGTCCCAAAGGTGGCATCAGAAGTTGTGACTGCTGCAGACTCCGCGAGGAAATAAGTTGTTGGCAGCGCATCCTCAATAGGAATCTTCAACGCTCCATCAGTGCTGTAGACCGTTGAAATGTTGCGCATCACTGACATCGTGTTGAGTTTCTCGCGGATGATCAGCGAAATCTCGTTAGGCACCACCGCACTGGTTGGTGCTGCACCAGCAGGACCAACAGACATCACGCGCTTGAAATACGAAGCATCACCAGAACGAAGCGCGTTGTAGAAATCTTCGCCGCTAGTCGATGGAGCCGATGCTCCTGCGCGGCGGGTGTTGAATTCTGGCTCTGCTTCTGACTTCTTGAACGCTGCATCTTTGTCGAAAGATCGAATCTGTGAATCGATTCGGTCGAGGTCTGCTTCAATGCGCTCGACCTTATCCTTCGAGAGACCGACGGCCACGCGATCGTAATCGTTGGCCGATGCGCGGTTCTTGGTTTCCCAGTTGTTGAGTTCGTCGCGGAGAGCAGTGGTCGCGAGACCGCGCTGCTCAATGAGTTCTTGGCGTGTCATGTCATGTTCCTGTTTCTGCGGATGGTGTTGATCCGCTTGATTTCAATTTCTTGGTCAGTGATGAGCACAGTGCTGTCACTGCGAAGTTCTGATTGCGTGTTCTTGTAGGCGGGGTCGACCACCAGAGAGATCTCAAATAGTTTCCCCTCGTGGATCGATCGCGATTGACCGTCTCGACTCCATCGGATGTCGGACGCGGTAAAGCCAAATGACATCGAGCCATCGAGGGTGCCGCGATTGAGTAGTTCCTTGATGTCACTTGCGAGTGTTGTGTTGGGCAATTCTGCCTCAAACCACAGACCACTGGGGTCGTTAGTCAATCGAAGCGAACCGTTGTTGGTCCGCGCCAATGGCATTTCGTTGTTGTGTTGGAAATAGAGCTTGATGTCATCGAAGCCCTTGCCGCTGATGTCGAACGCAGAGCGCTCGATCTTCTCCGTGAAGACTTTGCCCTGCTCGCGGATCACCCGCGATTCATCGTTCCAACGGATCGCGTAACCACTAAGCGTGTTGCCCTCGCGTGATGCTGAGATTGTGGAGGATCTGGTGATCATTGGCTTGGTTCATCCTGTTGCTTGCTTGTGTCTGTACCGATGTTGGTCTGACCGCCACCAGTGCCCATGTTCAACGCCACTACGCGGTCGTCACCACCTTCAATCGGGGCGTAGTCCAGCGCTGCACGCGCTTCATTTGGGGTGATGATGCCTGCTTCGACACCAGTTCGGAGCGCTGCATAGGTCTCAACGAGTGTGGGTCGCGTGATGAAATCAGTATCGAAACTCACAACCGTGTTGAGTTTCAAGAAGATTTCAGCCTTCCAAGTCTCTAACCAGTGGCTCAAACAGTTGTCGAGGTACGCTCGCGAAGACCATTCGAGCGATCCGTAGACACTGGAGCCAGTCTCAGAGAGATAGCACACTGGAACTCCGTAAATCCTCGATACATCGGTGATCGAGTACTTCCGCGCTGCTTCGAGTCCTGCATCTTCGTTGGCAGATGACAGTTGCTCAATCCTCATGTTCTCTGCAAGCACGACGGGTCGACCACTGTTCTTTCCAGTGTGATTCTTGAGGTATTGGTTGCTGATTGCTTGCCGTGCTGCTTCGTTCAGCGTGTTCGGATGGATGAACGCGAGGCGCGGGTTGCCGCCTGACTCGATCGTTGAAGAGACTGCGGCCTCCTGTGACATCGCGATGGTAATTGCACGCGCCGAGATTCCGATTGGTGAGATACCGAGGAACTCTTTGACGATGCCTGCCTTCAAGTGAATCACTGAATCAGCAGAGAGAATTCCATAATCTTTGCTCTGGTAGCGCGGATAGCCAGTGGTGGTGTCAAGTGACACGGTGCCTTGCACCAAGTGCACGAGCTCGTACACACCGCCACCCTTGCGCCTGTTGATGAGCACGAAACTGTTGCCATAGAGCAGAGTTTCTGCAGTGACTTGGCGCATGAAGTCGTAGCCCGACTGAAACTGGTTAGGGCGCAAGAAGAGTTGTGCGATGTTCGCGTCATCGAACTCTCGTGGCGTGCGTGCAAGATCGTTGGCGATCAGATTGACCGCTCGATAGACGGGCGTGTACTGCAGCGCATTGGCAGCAGATGCATAGATGGTTGGGCTCTGCTCGCTGTAGTAGCCAGGCACCATGGCAGGAATGCCATAGAACCAAGTCCTAATGCTGTTTGTAACTTTCGAGATTCGATTCATTGGTTGTCCGCGATGAAATCTTCGCTCTCGTATGAGGACTTAGTTTGTCCACCCCAACTATGCACAGCCATGATTGCTGCAACGAGAGGATCGATGATGCATGATTGTCGAGACTTCGATGGCCTAATGTTGCCGTGCAAATCGCGCTTCGCGATGCACTCTGCCATGGCTCTGCGCATGATCGGATCATCATTGATGATGAACTTCTTGCCGCTCCAGAGATTCTGGAACAGTTGACAACCTGGACCAAAGGTCGCGATTGCCATTCGGTAAGTCATAAGTGGTACACCATCATTGACGAGAGTCTCAGCGAGATACTTAGAGCCCCAACTATCGAACCCAATTCCGCGAATGTCGAAGAGTTTGTTCTCTTCATTTATTGCGGTTCTAATTTGCTCATAGTCTATCTCTCTGCCAATGCTAAGTTCTAACTTCTTCTCTGCGGCCCAAGTCCGCACAGGCATTCTATAGTCCAGTTCGCGCTGTGCAAGCCCTTCAGAGGGGAACCAGTACCGCCCCTTGAGGGCAATGCGCCCGTCATCGAGCGGGAACGCGAGCACGAACGCGGTCATATCACCCGACTTAGAAAGGTCGAGACCCCCCCAACATGGCCTGTTTTCAAGGGATTTCCAGTCGAAAGTAGGGTCATTGTTTGACCGCCACAGCTCCATATCGAGCCATCCACCAGTGTTGTCATCGACTCGCGAGCAGTGGTAGCGCGTGAATTCGCTCCTGCCCATTGGTGATTGCTTCATGGTGTTGAACGATCGACGCAGAGAAGTTAGTTCGGGTTGGCCGTAGGACATTCCAGGATTGCCCTTGATCCACGCCTCTTCATCCTCAATCTTGTCTGTAGCATCGATGCCGTAGAGCATCGCAAAGATTGAATCATCCTCGATGGTGCCATCTAACACGCCCTCGCATTGCTTGACGATTTCCCCGTAGTGGTTCTCAGTGTTGCTGCCTGGAGTGGTGATCAGAATGCCACTCGACTGCGTGCGCTTGGCACCAGTGGTCAGCAACTTAGTCAGGAATCGACCCTTATATTCGGCGCATTCATCCGCAATCCACAGCGAATCATTGCGCCCGTCAAGGCTTCGCTCCTGCGCGGGGAGCGCTTCGAACACGCAGTCGCGGTCTGTATCACTGATCCTGTCCCACCTGATGCCGATGTCAGCGTCAACGCCTGCAGACTTCATGAGTTTGCGGTGCATGGTCTTGGCGGTGTCGAGCGTCAAGGTCGCTTGCTGTTCGCTGTTGCCGATCACGCTGACCCGCTTGCCTTCGCCCTCGAGGAAGTCGTAGAGCCCGAGCGCCGCCATCAGGGTGGTCTTGCCGTTGCCTCTGGCGACTTGGCAGAGAGAGAGCTTGAATCTCTTCTTCTTGTTTCTGCTGAACTTGAAACAGATGATGTTGGCCACCACGAACAGTTGCCAGTCGTGGAGCTTGAAGTGCTGGTCAGACCACTCACCGATCAAGGTCAGCGACTCAAAGAAGCGGTTGAGCTTGACCACCTCCTCCCAATCCATGTACACATCGGCGCGGAGCAGGTCAGATTGGAAGCGCTTTGCAGCAGCGTAGATCCAACGGTTGGCGGGGATCTTCCCCGTGACCAGATTCTCAGCGTAGCCCAGTACGCGAGACATCACATCCGCTCGTAGTTCTTCTGCTCTCGAGGTCATCTCACGCGATCATAGCCCTAAATGTTGCGATCGTGCGCCGATCGTGCGCCGATCGTGCTTTAGAGCGCAGAAATGGCCTTGGAATTCTCGCAAGGTTGCGCAGGGTCTCCCCCTCTTCCCCTC